GATATGCAATCTAGGATAAGTATGAAAAATTTTGAATTTGATAAATGGCACCAAGGGTTTTATGGAGAACCTATTATGGATTCAATGCTATTAAACAAAAAAGATATCGTAGAAAAAGAAACAAGTCTTGAACTTTTACCTACTTATAGTTTTTGGAGATTATATACAAAGTTTCAACAATTACCAAAACATAAAGATAGACCTTCTTGTGAAATAAGTTTAACAGCTTGTATTATGAATGACGGCACAGAGTGGCCAATTTTTATTGACGGAAATCCTATTCTTTTAAATCCAGGAGATGCTTGTATTTATTTAGGTTGTGAATCTTTTCATTGGAGAGAGGAATTTCAAGGAGATCATAATACACAAGTATTTTTACATTACGTTGACAAAAATGGTCCTAATACAGATCAACACATAGACCAAAGATATTATTGGGGAACAAATAAGGATGCTAAATGATTTTTGATCAAAAAAAAGATGGCTCTTGTGATCTTTGTTTTAATGAAGATGAAATAAAAGTTTTAAATAAATATAAGAAATTACATCTTAGTCCTATATTTGTAAGACATTTTAGTAATACATTATTTAAAATTGCTGCTGATCTAACATTAAATTTAGATGAAAAAACACAAAAATTACAATCTGAAGTTAAAATGGATATAGAATCTACTAAACCAAAAGATGTTTAAAGTCATCTAACAATAAGGTATAATACCTTATGCCATTAACAAAAGTAAATATAGCCCCAGGTTTTAATAAACAGCTTACTCAAACAGGAGCTGAAGGTAAATGGACTGACGGTGATTTTGTAAGATTTAGATATGGTTTACCTGAAAAAATAGGTGGGTGGGAACAAATTTTAGAAAACACTATAATTGGAGCAGCTAGAGAACAATTTATTTGGGCTGATCTAGATGGAAGAAAATATGCTGCCATAGGAACTAATAAAGTATTAGTCATATATTATGAAGGAGCTTTTTTTGACATAACTCCTCTTGGTACAGCTTTAACTAGTTGTACTTTTGATACTGTTAATACTTCAGCAACTGTTACTGTAAACAAAGCAGCTCATGGTCTAGAGCCTGGAGACATATTTTTATTTTCATCTGTAACACCTCCAACAGGAGCTGGATATGTTGCATCCGATTTTGAAACAAATCCTTTTCAAGTAGTAACTGTTCCCGGTAGTGATGAGTTTACTATTACCATGGCTAGCGCAGCTGGAACCACGGTCAACGGCTCTGGATCTGCAACAGTTACACCATAT